ACGGGTACGGAGGTTGGCAAGACGAATCTGGAAATTATTGACCGGATGATCCGCATTGCCAATGAGGAGAATTGGACGGTCGGGCAATTCGCCCAGAACCTAAGCGATAAGATCACTGACCTCGGGCCGTGGCGAGCTCGACTCTGGGCCAGGACGGAAAGCGTGAAGGTTGATTGTTATGGCGCAGTCGAGGGTTTTAAGGAGACCGAGTTCGTGGAGCGCAAGGGTTGGATGTGCTCATTCGTCCCTGAGAGTCGAGAGGCACATATGGCGGCCGATGGCCAGGAAGTCGCCCTGGACGATGACTTCACCATCGGTAGCGGCGCCGAGGCGAAAGCGATGGCATTCCCGGGCGATCCGAAGGGCGGGCCCTAGAACGATTGCAATTGTTTGTGTGGGACCTACCCAGTGGTCGGAGAACCCTGATGTCTTATAAAGATCGGGCACAAGAGAAGGCCCATGGCAAGGCCTACTATGCCGCACATCGAGAAGAGCGCGCCATTTATAATAAGGCCTACCGTATTTCTCATAGAGAAGAACAATTGCATAGACAAAGAGTCTATGCCTTTATTCATCGGCAAGAACAAGCTTCCAAGGCTCGCGCCTGGTATGCCGCCAATAAGGAAAGAGCGCGATCTGGGAAAGTAAAAAAAGCTTACAATCTTTCTCCAACAGAACACATATCCCTTCTTAATAAACAAACTGGCAGATGTGGTAATCGAGGTTGCGGGAATAAGGTTTTTATTTGTGGTAAGGGATCACCCATTGACCATGATCATATTATTGAACAAACCCGGGGCATTTTATGCTCTAACTGCAATAGGGCGCTTGGCCTTTTGAAGGATAGCATTTTTGCGATCAGAGGACTTGCTGCTTATTTGCGCCGAGCAAATATTTGGTATGAGAAAGACATGCCGGAAAAGTTGAAACAGATGAGCGCCGAACAGGCCCAATTAGATTCGCTGGATAGGGAGGAACAACGTGCCAACTAGAAAAACAGAGACCAAGGAATTCAAATTCACACTCGAAGGGGTCGATGAAGAGAAGGGAAGTTTCCGGGGTTATGCCTCAATTTGGGATATCGTTGATTCCTATGGAGATATGGTGGTAAGGGGAGCCTTCAAGCGGACACTCAAGGAAAATAAACAATTCCCCCTTCTCTGGTCGCACAATTTGATGGAACCCATCGGGATCATCGAGGCCAAGGAAGATTCACGTGGCCTGGCCGTTCAGGGCCAACTTAATGTGGATGTGCAGCGCGGGCGCGAGATTCGGTCACTCATGCGTCAAGGCGCAGTCACGGGATTGAGTATCGGATTCCAGACCGTCCGCGATGAACCAGATAAGGAGACGGGATATCGTCACCTAATAGAGGCGAAACTTTGGGAGATTTCTCCCTGTGTATTCCAGGCGTGTCCAGGCGCTATCGCGGACGAAGTGAAAACGGAAATCATCGAACCGGGCGGAGATACGGGAAACCCCAATCTCATCCCGGAGATGAAGGATAACCCGAGCAACACGGAGATAATCCAACTGCTCGAAGCCAGAACCCGTGCAATTAAGCGGGTTCACGAAATTTTCATGGAGGTACTCTAAATGAGCACAGAAATTGAAAAAAAAGAAGAAGAGTATAAGGCTGAACTCTTCAAACTCGTCAAGGACGAACGGGCGGCCAACGAGAAGAAGATCGAAGGCAAGCTCCTGGCGTCCGACTTTCAGGCATTCTCGGCAAAGATCGAGGCCCGGATGGTCGAGATCAATACCGAGATCGCCAAACTGAAAAAGCCCGTTCTCACCGTCGAGGGTGGGGACAAAAGCGACGGCAAGGCCGAATACAAAAAGGCCTTCTTCCAGTTCATGCGAACGGGAGAATTCAAACTCGACGAAAAGGCCGCGGCCTATTTCAACCTCGAGCGGAAGGCACTCGTGGAAGACGCCACGGGCGAGATTCTCGTTCCTGAAGAGATCGAGACGGAGATCATGCGGGCACTTCCACAGCTCAATGTCATCCGGCCCCTCTGCTCAGTGCGGACTATCACGAGAGATAGAATCCGGTTGCGGGGGATCAGCGAGGTTCAGGTTGGATGGGGCAAACTCGAACTCGGCGGAGCTCCGCCCGAAACGACTCTCGTGCCGACCGAGACCTGGCAGTATGTCGAAGACCTCGAAGGCCTGACCAAAGTCGGGAAAGACGAACTGAGTGACAGTGACATTTCGCTTGAACCCGTTGTATCAGACAGCTTTGCGCGCGCATCGGCTGATCTGGAAGAGGCGGCCTTCGTCAATGGCACGGGTCATGCAACTCAACAGCCGGCTGGATTTCTTCCGGCGGCTGCTGGTGTACCGACGCATGCCCTGGCTGGCGCCGGCGCCATCGTCATGAATGACATCCTGGACCTCATCTATACACTCCCGGCTCAGTATCGGACAAGGGCGACTTTCGTCATGCACTCCCAGATCGAACTCGCGCTTCGGCAACTCCTGGACGTTCCTACGGGTCGGTATCTCTGGGAACCCTCGCTCCAGGTTGGCAAACCCAACCTCCTGATGGGTTATGGCGTCGTGGCATGCGATTCCATGCCTACATTTACTGGCGCCAATCAGCGAGTCGTCGTCTTCGGTGACTTCAAGGCGGCCTACCGCATCATCGACAGGGTCGGGATGACCATCCAGCGGCTGACCGAGCTTTACGCGACCGCCGGCCTGGTGGGCTTCCTGGCATCGCGGCGCGTCGGCGGATCGGTCATCAGGCCCACCGCCCTGGCAATTCTGATTGAGCCGTAAGCGCACGGCAAGAAGGAGAAAACATGAACGCGCATTATATTCCCATCCTTGGGTCCACAGGAGTCGTCACAGAGCACATCCTGTCGGCCCCGCCTCTTTCCGGGCGGCCTCACCAGTCAGTCTATGAGCAGAGTGCCATCCAGAACTATCCGATCGGCACCCGCTATCAGCATGGCGATCGGACGTTCTACTACTGCCTCGCGGCAGGCACGACCGCCGTCGCCATGAAGGCGGGCCACAACTCGATCGCGGACACGGGAGTCAACACCTATGCGGCGATCTATGCCGTCGGGGAAACCGAACTCCGCATCGAGGACACCGCGACCCGGGCCGCGCACTATTACCAGAACGGCTATGTCTGGATCATGAACCTCATCAGCGGGATCTACCAGATGCTCAAGATCAAGGACAGCGAGGGGGCCCTCGCTGGCGACGACCATGTCCACATCACTCTATACGAGGGTCTGCCCTTCGCCGTTCCCGCTTCCACATTCGTCACCATCTGGCCGAACCCCTATGCAGCCATCATCTTCACCACCTCGGCCTATGCGTCGATGGTGTGCGTTCCCCTCATCCCCGTCACGAGCGGCTACTATTTCTGGGGCCAGACTTGGGGGCCTTGCTTCGGGACGGCCATGAGCGCCATTCCTGGAGCGGCTTCCGCCGACAGGGCAGTCTTCTTCAACGGGGACGGCGCCCTCATCAACGGCGCTTCCCTCACGACCAATGGTGCACAGCTCGCCGGGTTCGTTATCACGATGACCTCGGGCGGCGGCGACCAGTTCTATCAGCTCCAACTCGCGCCCTGAGAAAGCGCACGAAAAGGTAATTCAAGTCGGGGGGGGTCGAAAGGCCCTCCCCCACTTTCTCCTGGAGGCAGAATGATTCGGCGGATTAGAACGTTACAAGGCGTTGCCCGGAATTTATGTAGCATCCGGCGCGGGACGGTCCTACGTATTCCCGAGGACCTCGACGAGGCGACGGCCCTATCCTGGCTCAAGGGCGGGTTGGCCGAAGAGGACAAGATGATTGATGTCATTCCTGAGACGAAGGCGACGACCATAAACCCGGAACCATCGTCCGAAAAGTCCGGGCGCTCGCGGAGGAAAAAATGCCGGACCTAATAACCCTGGCGGATGTCAAGACATATCTCTGGCCGGGCGAGACGATCACTACCTGGGACGCAATTCTGCCGACGATCATCTCGGCCGTGTCCGAGCAGATCGAGCGCGAGATCGGCTGCTGTATTGAGCGGGCATTCTATACGGCGAAAGCCGGATTGTCATTCGTCGTCAGTGCTCTAAATAATAAAATCAACTTCGATGAGGGCGGGGCGGAACTGATTGCGACTGTGACCGCCGGGACGTATACAGGCACGACATTGGCTACGGCTATTGCGGCGGCCCTGAACACGGCGCCTGGGAAGGCGTTCACTTATACCTGTGTCTATTCGACTATCACGGGAAAATTCACTATCGCCGCCGGATCGAACTTTACCATCCGGTGGAATACGGGAACGAATAAAGCCATCGACATTTCAAACCTTTGCGGATATCCCGATACCGCCAATTCGACGGGCGCCAAGACCTATACCTCCTACCGGGTCGGCGATGAGGGAAAAGCGAGCGGACGAGGATCGTCGTTATTGTATCTCCCGAATTGGCCGATCGCAGTAATCATTTCTGTAGTCGATAAGGATGGCAATATTTACACGGAAGGCGACGACGAGGATTTCGTCATCTCTCCCGGTCCTCAATGTTTTGCGCTCCAACTCAATGACGGTGTTTGGGAAAAGGGATCGGGCAACTTCACGGTCAATTATCAGGCCGGCTATATGACAATCCCGGTTGACATTATCCTGATCGCACATGAACTCATCGCCCGGAAATATAAGACGATGAAGGGCCAGGAGTGGGGGGAAACCAGCAGGACGTTCGGGGACGGATCCATCACCTCGGTCAATACGGAGGGCGCATTGACGAAGGCGCAGTTGGGGATCGTTGCGAAGTATCAAAGGCCAATACTATGACAACCGGAATCGGACTCAAGGCGGACTTCGCGGGCGCAATCCGAAAGACAGAAATCCTGAAGGCACTCCCCAAAGCGCATAAATATCAGGCCACAGATTGGACTTCCCAGACGATCAAGGCACTCATGGATTCGGCGAGGGACAGGCAGATATCGGTTCGCGTTCATCACGCAAAAAAGACGAGCCAGATGATGCGCAATATTGGAAAGGTCATTGCCGTGGGCGACGAGCGCTGGACCATCGCCATCGGGACGGGGATCGGGGGCAAGCAAACGGTTCCCTATGCCAGCATTCAGGACAAGGGCGGGACAACCCACCCGACCGTCACGAAACGGATGCGAGGATGGGCCTGGTTTATGTACTCC